CCTGCGATCTTCTCAAGGACATTCTTGCCCTTGTGAGAGCCTTTGGCGAGTTGAGGTCGGAGGAAGTCATAAGTTCCACATGATGATGTCTTTTCGATTTTCTTTGGCATTGTTTTCTCCTTTCAAGAGACTAAGCGTCATAACACCAATCACCGATGGTGATCAGTTGGATTATCCCATTACAATAAGAGGGGGTGAGGTTAAATGGGGTGTCGCTCTCTGCTTTAGGGAGAGCTCTTGCTATTTCTTTTACTCCAAAGATGAGACAATGAGGATCATACCCAACAATAAAATCTCCATTATCCCAAGATACGAGTATCTCACCCCCATCAACCTCTGTTTGATAACCACCAAAATTGATGGTGTTTAAGGCATTGATGTCAATGCTATTAATAGCATTTTTTATTGTTTCAAAGATGGCCTCTGCTTTTGATAACTCTTTCATTTGTGTTCTCCTTTCAAGAGATTTAATAAATAAGGGGTCACGAACACCCCATCACCAACCTCGAACTTTCTGTCGGCAAGCCTTTTTGTTGCGAGCCTTCTTACGGTCTTGGTGGGCATTTGACTTCCCACACCAAACATTGGTGCTACCTCCATTTGCGAAGTGAGCCTTACGAAGAGAAGCCTTTTGAGCCTTATGGGAGTCTTGTTTCTTACTAGCCATTTTGTTTCTCCTTTCAAGAGTTGTTCGGGCTACACTAGACGATAGATAAGGGGTTACGCTTTCACTAAGCCCCTTATCTATCAAATACTTACAATACTGTAACCCCTTATCTATATACTTAATGTGAGCATGATCGCTCCACTAACCTACTCCCCACTAGGAGAACATCATGGAAGTTATCTTTTTTCTCTCATTACCGATCATCCTTGCCAGCCTGCTCAGGTTGGCGTGGATGCTCTCTGAACCATATTGAAACCCCCCACCTACTCCCAACAAGGAGAACAACTATGAGTTTTACTTTTAAAACCACAAACAAAAATGCACTAGGATACTACCAACAAGCAACCACAGATCGGATCTTTTCGATCCAAGATCTCGTGGCTCACTGTGTCTCAGAATCAGGATCAGACTTGCAATCTGAGGGCATGAGTTTAGGTCGAATCGACCTCGCAAAAGGTGATGTGATCTCTCTTGACTTCAGTCTCTATTCAAGTCGGGAGGGTAAAGAAACGCTTGGGACGAATTTAGGTGGGGACTCGATCTCATCAGGGGTCTGGGGCAATCAATGGGTAGTGAACTTAAACGCTATGACCATGAGTGGTGAAAGGCACTTGGTAAAGCAGTTTAAGTTCACTCAACCGATGTTGAGCCGATACTCCTGCACCTCCTCAGACGCTAGTGTAAAGCGTAAGCATACTAAGTTGGTTAAAGACCACTTAGAGCGATGCACAAGTGACATGAGCAGTTTCCTCAAACACTATATCAAAAGGGTTCAGGTTCAGTCTTAAAACCCCTCGCCAACCACTTCCAACAAGGAGAAGAAAAATGCTTCTAATCTGTAATCAAAACCCGAACAAGAGATGGCAATGGAACATCTTTCTTGATGGTTGTTTTGTTGGATATATCGACAAACACCAGACCCACATATCAGACACAACCCGCCTTTATTCAGAGTATACTGTCTTTGGTCTTACGAGTACACACAGGGATAACTCGATCATACTGTCTTCAACCACAATGAACACACTCAAGGATGCAAAAGATTGGGTTCGCAAGAACCTTTCGACTAGAGCAGACTTCCTCAAGGCGATTGCTCTCGCTCAATACGAGCAGGTTGAAGAATTATTCTTACAGCCTATAAGAACATAATATTCTTATAGGCTGTAAAGGTAACCCCTAGATTGCCCCTAGATTGCTCTTAGAGAGGACTTTCCTCTACTTAGCTACCTTGTACAGTAAAGGTGAACTGAATGTAAAGGAGAGGGAATACAGGCTTGTAAAACACATCAACCAAAAGACCTGTTGGGTCGTTAGGGTCGGTGGCTACAGTAAGACCTGTGTAAGTCGAGATGATCTGATCTCTAACCAGTTGCTTAAAGAGTCCATTCACACGACCCTCGATCTGAGAAATCGTATTCGGAACAAACTTAGTACCGATGTAGCGATTACAAAGATTACGAACACGCAAGTGAACATCATCGGCAATCTGAACAACAGTCGGAGTCTTGGTAAGGACAGAAGTCATGTTAGTGGTCAAACCATGTCTAACTTGAATACCTTGTGGGGTCTGCTTGAGAACGGTGATACCTGCGTTAGCTGTTGTATTAGCGTCAACATCATCAAGGATACGACCAAGATCAGTAAACCCATTAATAACCCTGTTTGTCCAAGGCTCTGCTGAGTCAATCGTAGGATTGGAGGTAGCCATAGCAACTGCAACTGCAACCATCTCACCACCAACAAAGTAGCTTTGAGCCACACCTTGAGAGTCTGTAAAACGAATGTTAGCAATATCTGGATATACCAAACATATACGAGAGTTCCCTGTTGCTTGAGCTAGTGCTTGAGCATCACGAGGCTGAGTACCTACAGCACAACCAAGAACAGCCCTACGCTCTGAACGATAACGCAATGATGACTGAACATCACAGTGATTAGAAATCGCTGAGAGAAGTGCTGTCGAAGCTGGCATCAGAGGTACGATCACACTTGGCGAAAGACCTGGTACAATCTCACCCTCAATCTGTTGAACTGCAATCAACATCTGATCTTCAGTAGGTGAAACTACTCCTGTATCGAGTTGGATTTGCTTACAAGCAAGTGCTGTCGCTCCATTAGAGAACGCAAGGAACGCACCCATTGACAAGGTGTTCTCAAGAGAAATCTCACCATAAGTACGAACAACATCGGCAAGGTTAGTGAAAGTCCTCGTATTGAAACTCGAACGATCTCTAGTGAAGTCGATGTAATAAGTCTGACCGACAGTAGGCTCTTTACCTCCCTTATAGTATGTCTCTACAAGAGCGTTATCACCAATCGCTGTATCAAGAGTATTAGTTACTCTTAAAGAAACACCTGGAATAGCGTACTGTGCAATGTTCGCATTAGTCTTGAGACTAGAGCTTACATTAAAGGTCATAGTCGCATCTGCACCTGTTGGGTAAGCTACACCACCCTCTCTAGGAAGAATGGTGATTGTGAAACCTGTCACCGAGTCAACATAAGTTTGACTCACTCGCCCATCTGCACCAACAGCATCCTTAAGGGTAGAAGTACCTGCTGAACCTGTGCCTTTAGGGTTATTCGATGAAAGGTTATAACCTTGATAAGCGGCTTCGCCTACAGCACCCGAATCAGTAGTGATCTTTAGACCTGTACCCTTAGTAGTAGCAACATTACCACCTGTCACATCAAGGATACTATCAACACCTGCTTCAAGGGATTCAAAACCAAGATACTGTTTTCCTACAGCGTCAGTGTGAATAAGAGCAACAGCGTTAGTACCAAACTTGGTTACATCTCCTCCTGTCTGATCGACTGAGAAAAGAGCTAATGAAAGAGCACCACCTGCTTCAAGACTACTCATAAGAGCGTCTGAAAGAGACTGTGCTGAAAGACCCTTAGTAGCAACCACAGTACCTTCGGTTAGACCAAATGCTGTGTTCGCAGTGCCTGCTCCAACTTTGATGTAAGAGGTGGTCGTATTCGTGTCGCTTACAATACGAATGTACTGACCTTCAACATGAGCAGTAGCTGTAAGAAGTCCGTCTACACCATGATTCAAGAGAGTCACAATGTCTTGGATATCAAGGTCTGTTCCTGCACCATTTGCTGTCATAGTAACAGATACTGGTGTCCCATCAATGGTGAGCGAAAGAACTTGGTTAGCATCTTCAGCCCCTGTACCATCGTAGAACTTCTTAGATGGGATATAGGTATCGTTAGAAATCTCATCCCAACCTACTGTAAGCCTTAAACTAGGGTTGTCGAGAACCGAAGTACGGGTTGAAATAACATTAAGAGTTGGTGAGATACCCATGAGATCAAGGTTAGTGCCTGTGGTGACACTTAATCCAAGATCAACTGGTGAATAGTATTTATTACCGATGAAAGTACGATTTCTTAAGATCAAACGATCTCTAAGAGCACCACCACCAAGAGCAGTCGAAACCTTAGTCGCTACAGGAAGAATACCAACCTTAGTTTGAGTGCCTCCAATAGCGGCGGCAAAGTCAATACCTGCCACATCAAGGAAATCACCACCTGCACTTGTAAACTCAATGTACCCATAGGTATCATTCCAATGTACCCATAGGCATCAGCCACAGGGAGTGTGGTGAGTTCAAAGGTAAGCCTATTAGATGAATCAGATCCAACTGTAATATCTAAGTTTGCGTAAGCTCCACCCACAGCCGCAATCTGTAAGTCAATCGCGGCTTGTACCTTGGCTACAAGATCAGCGACTAAAACATAGTTCCCTGCATCAATAGTACAGTTTGCAAATGTTTGTCCTGCGTTCGCATTACCTGTGTACTGAAAAGTGAACTTACGATATGCGTCTGCAACACCAACATTTGAAGCTGTCCAAGCCCCCATAGGAGACATAGCAGTATAAACAGGCTTAACGAGGTTAGCTTGAGTGTTAATTTCTGCAACAAGGTGAGTGATTGTCTTGTCATCTCCTGCAACTGTAGCAGAAGCCAATGCTTTACCATCAACTACAAGATCAACCGAAGTTGAGATAGCAGTACCAAGATCAGCGTTGTTAGACTCTGCGGTATAAGGAAGAACCTCACCTACAGCATGAGTCATATGTCCAAGACGACTACTTCCTGTAGGTTCATCAAACAGAACAACAACAGGATGTTGATCTACAGTGATGTTAAGTGTGTCGCTCTGACCTTGAACGAGATAATAAGAAGCAGATCCCTCTGCGAAGAAGATCGCAGGGGTTTCCTCGAAGTCACCAAACTCAAGAGTGATAGTTTCCCCCACAGGAGTACCACTAGAGAATCGAGTACCGATAAGAGCTTCTGAACCACTTGGGAATTCTACAACTACTTCGGTAAGATCAATACCCTTAGCGGTAAGTTCAGCTCCGTAGTAAGAGGTAGTACCTGATGTAAGTGTATATGTACCAATACCACTCGCACCAACAGTCTCTACTGCCACATTATAAGCATTAAGATCGAAACGATCTTGGAGGATGCTATAGAAGAAGGTCGCAAAGACCTTATGGTTTGTAGGAGGTGCAGTCGCTAGAGTAATCTGTGAATTAGCTGGGTCAACTCTAGTCACAGTAGCAACAGGATTTTCAAGAGCATCAGCAAATGAAACGCCTGTACGAACTTGGATCAAAGCAGTGTTAGAGGTTGGGATGCCCGAACCTGTACCGTCAACTGGCTGATAGGGGAGTTTAAAGGTATTCGCAAGAACTCTAGGAGGGATAACGCTAGTGTTCGTAACAGGGACACATTCTAGGAGATACCCTTTCTCATCACGAAGAAGGGCAGAAACTTGATTTGAACCAAAAGCAGTATTGCCTGTTTGTGTTTCGCCTAGAGATACGATTGAAGCAGTACCCCAAACGATCTTGTCATCACTCAAAACGAAATCTACATCTTGAGTAAACAGAGCGGAAGCACCTCCACCACTTGCAACAAGTGAAACACGATCTAGTGATTTAACATCTCGACCAGGAATGAAATCGAACTGATCTTTGAAAGTGTTCTGATAGTAGGAAACGCTTACAGTCGATCCTACTTTTGGTGGGCTTACAAGAGTAAACGAGCCATTAGCCCCATCAACGGATTCTGCTTGAACTGCAACAGCGTCCACTTTAACGGAGATAAGGTTGACATCAGTCGTAATCACGCCTCCATTTGAACCATCTACAATAGGTCCTTTTGCTGTGAAGAAGGTACGATTTCTAGCAGTACCTTGTTGATTGGTGTAAATACCAAGAGCAAGGTTAGAAGTACCCGCCCCCACAACGATTTGACCATCAGCAGAGAGAAGAAGATTTTCTGAACCATCTTGATCTACATAAGTGCTTGCAACGAGTGAACCGATGGAAGCACCATTGATGATGTTCTCAACTTTATCTAGTGAGTCGGCACGAACTGCCTCAACACCTAAAGTCAAGACTTTAGTCTGACCATCACAAGTGAGGATAAGAGTGTTAGTATCGGCTGTGATAACAAAGTTAGAAGCTGAACCTCTGATCTCAGTTTGGAAATCACTAACTTGTGTGGTTAAGACTTCATCTTCAACATAAGTGTCTGTACGATTGAAAAAGTAAGAGACTCTTACATCATCACCGAGACTTGGAGCTTCTGCAAGACGGATTTTTCCGTTCGCACCATCCACCTCAATGATAACAGTAGCATTTCCATTAATGGTAGCGGATACAGAGCTTGGAGTGTTTGAGTTTGTACCACTCCCATCGCCTGTGACGATAGGGGAATGTCTTGTATATATTTCTGTCAAGACACCATCGAACTCAGACAACACAAAAGAACCATCAGGATTAGTATCCGAGATCATGCGTCCTGTCGGATCTTCTTCAACGATCCTTTGATCTATAGTAGAAGAAGATCCCCTTACTAACTCACTACCTGTGACTTGAAAGGTTTGTTTACCGACACCCATGAGGGTGGGTACTTTACCTTGCAACTGTGCGATATTAGTATTGGTATCTTCAAAAATTGTTCGGGTGTATACACCTGGTGGTGCGTATCCGCCTTCAATAGCCATGAGCTTTACTCCTTAGTTGAGGATGATCTTTGTTGTTCTAATTTGTTCATTCCGTTTTGACGGGTCTCACGAAAAACCTTTGCAGGATCGGGCAAAGAGTCGTATGACCCATCGGGTAATCTCATTATGTCATCCCCAGAGTCTCCTGTGGAATGTAAGATGTCCCATTTATCCCGATTTCTCCTATAAACTATATCCCACTTAGCTTGTGCGTCCTCACCTATCACTCGATCATAGTCCATATCAAAAGACTCGATACCCGAATCTTGTACTCGCATGGATTGAGAGACATCAGCTTGGAAACCTACTGTGAGATTAGGGGAACCTTCAGCAAATGCACTTTCCCCACAAGAACAAGAAATAGTATCTGTTCCTCTGGAGACTCTCTTGCGTTGTGAGTAACCACAACTTGTACATTGAAACTTTAGGATAGGCATAAAATAGACCCTTTCTCTTGTATATGATGTTTCATAAATAAACTATTAAAGAAGCCTCTGTAAGAAATCTGTATCAGATCCTATCCCAGCTAAGGGAGAAGTGATGATTTCCTTAACTGGCACAACGCCTTCTAAGTTATACCTCAACAGGGGTATAACCAACGGAAAGTGAACAAACCAATCCGCCTGTATGGATAAACTCATACTCGCAGTAAAAAAATAATCATCTGCATTGTCGTCATACACTTCTTCACCCTCTCCCCCCAAACTCACATCCGAAACCTCAAGACCAAGATTGGCGAGCTTAGGTCGTAAACTAGCCCAGAGCCACACCACTGTTCGGTCTGCTATGTCTGCTTGTGAATGAACATCTCTAGTCACTAAGTCAATATCAACGCTTATATCCCAACGACCACCATACTCGTGATATGTTGCTTGCTGGGCATCCTCAACCACAATGATCTGTTCATCACCATCTTCTACCCAACGACCAACTGCGATCAAACAACCTGGAATGATTTCTCTATACACTTGGTCTGGCCAAACGATATAAGGGGAGGGTGCGTCAGCCTCTTTATATGTATATTGTGCTCTCAGACTTAACCCTCTAGGAACTTCTTCGGTCAAAGTCACATTCGTACCATTACGAACATACTCTGTAGACTCCAATAATCTACCCGATGGATCTTCAATCAACCTAAAAGAGTTCGCCAAAGGTTCTTCAAGTAGTTCTATCGTTGTGGGGTCAGTGAAGATCAAGATATCTTCTTTTTGGTACTGATAAACATCTTGTGTGATGACATAGTTATTGGGATCTGTTCCAGGTGCTTTGGTGAACTTGAAATGATAAACCCCTTTTCTCGGAGTCTCAAAAGTAGACTCTCTCACCCACTCTATTGAGGTACTTTTCTTACCTAAAACACTCGCTAGAACAACTGACCCTTTTACGGTAGCGATAAAGTTATCAGGGCTTAAAACTACATTACTAGCACCACCTGTTTTGACCACCATGCCAAATTGAGGTCGCTCCTCAAAGGCATATTTACCTTGTATATTTTTCGCCAGTGTTGTGTATCGAGGATGGTCTTGCCAATACTCTTGTAACTCTTTGATCATTCTATCTCTAACAGCTAATGTTAAATGGTGAAACATATTTAGCCCTCCTTATATGGTATGGTTAGTTATAAACAAATAATCGAAAGGTTAGGGAGATGTGGAGAAGAGGGTCGAAAAAGATCATCGAATATGACTGTATCATCCAGTTCCTAAAAGAAGCATCTCAATACGAACATGAGATTATTTTAGGGACTGATAGTCAACCTTTCAATTCTGGTACTTTCTTAGCCACAGCTATCGCAGTCCTCTGTGAGAATAAACAATACCACTGCCGATACTTCTATAAGCAACATGAGAATAGACCAATACACCATAATCTTTATGAACGAGTCTTCTCTGAAGTAGATACAACACTTAAAGTAGCCTCTAAAATAAGAGACTTAATACCGAACGCAAATATCTCAATCCATCTCGATGTCAGCAACGAGAGTACAACCCACAGAACGGGTCGCTTCTCAAGATCCCTAGTCGCTATGGTGCGTGGTTATGGGTATGAGAATGTAGAAGTCAAGCCAGACGCATGGTGTGCTTCTGGGTTAGCTGATCGACATACCAAGCGTATCCCATCAGGGTTGAGATGACACCTTAGTCGTTATAATCCACATTGATTAGAGGCAATTTACACTTAATCATATTTAACCTTTATTTGTCTTATATATCACCAATCTATATCTTCACTTGACCAAACCACATCGCCTTCCTCATCTACATCGTACTCGGCAAGGGATACCCTTGTGGAGTAGTAGCCATTTGAAGAACCGTACCATCGGATCGTCACAGACCCCTTGATAGTAGCAAGTTCATAAAAGGTATACATGAGATCACCATAAGATGACTGTCCGTCCTCTGTACGAACCTCTGCACGAAGCAAAGGAGATCCTACGAGATCATTGAGATCACCTATGACATCCTCGACACTGACTGATTCACAACAGTCCTGTCGATGCCAAAGACGAACAGCTTTGTTCTCTGTCGTGTAGAACCAAAGCTCATCATCGAGTTTGCTTTTGTGTTCTACATTAGAGAGGGTTTTACCTTTTAGTTGTTCGATATTTTCAAAAGCCATGTGATTCTCCTTTCAAGAGTATTGGATTATATGATGCTATAAATAAGGGGTTACCTATTTGAATGTGGGGGGGCATTCCAACCGATGCCCTTAAAGTTATAGTCGCCACGCATAATGGCTTCTCTGTCAGCTTCGCAAGCCTCTTGATAGAGAGGGTGCTTACGCTCTTCTTCTTTATCTCATAGATAAGGGGTTACTTAGTGTACTCGACCTAGAAAGTGGCTTCTACCGAACCGAAGAACCACTCCATCTTCCCAAGCCGATGTAGGGAGTTGCTCAAGAGCAACTTTCCACATAGAGCGAGTCTTGTTCTGATCTCGTCTTCGGTTAGCTTCTTGTGAAGCAGGTGATGACCAACGAGAGTGCCAAGACTTAGGCTCTCCACCCTCATAAGCTGGTTTACGATGATTATGTGTTCGAGACATCTTGTTCTCCTTGTTAGAGTTAGTGTTGATGACATTAGTCTATAAATAAGGGGTTACGCTTTGTTATAGTTTATTTATAGTACACACTATAACAAAGAACAGGAGTTATCGTAATGCCTTATACATATGCTAAACCTCGCTCTGAGGAGGAAAAGAAAGAGATTACGCCACTTGTCGTAGATCTCATTAACATGAGTCAAAAGGCTATTGACGCTTGGAAGAAAAACACACTAAAAAGAAAGCAAGTTCAAATATGAAAAATCGTACAGCAAGTATTCACAATGTGTTGGTTGCACACCAACAAAACCAAATGATCCGTAGGGCTATTCTAGCCACAGGTAAGTCTAAAGAGTTTGAGCGTATGCGTAGAGTGTATTCCATGATCTTAAATGATGGAAAAACAGCTTATGCAGGAACAATGGATGACGCTATGGATCAACTCGATAATCCAGAAGTGAGAAACACTGTCGGATTAGGTTACATTACAGAAATAACCAATAAGTTCAAAGAGAAGTTAAAAGGCATTAACAAAGGCGAGATTGATCTTGTTGCTAATGTTCTAAAGTCACGAGGACTCACTAAAAAACTCCACACTCTAGTCGATGCAGGGGTGCGACCTAAAACAGAGTATGAACGACTAATCGCAGATCGACTACAAAAAGTAGGAGACTTCAGTTCAACACTCAAAATGATGGGTTTATTGATTTCTGCCCGCACACCTAAACAAGTCGCTAAAGTTGCAAATGTTGGTGTAGATGAGTTAAGAGATATGATGGGTATTGATAAAAATGATGTTACCCTAACTAACTGGGCAGTAACTAAGTTTAGCGATCTCAATCAGTATGTAGCAGGTCTACCAGACACTCAGTTAATCGTGGTTAAAGTTGGGATCACAATCCTCAAGACAGCCGCTATCGCTCTCTTAATGAAAACAGCTTTAGCTACAGTTGGACTAGGTATCGTAAAAGTGATTGGGATTGTTCTTTTAATCTGTCTCATTACAGATACAAAAGCGACAGCTCAAATCATCCGTAAACTAGGTGTCTCTTTTGCTACCGTTGGAGTGGGTGTACTTAAAGACCTCACTAAAGGGTTCAAGTTCCTTAAAGGTCTAGGTACAAGCATATTTGAAGGAGGGAAGTCTCTCTTTAAGAAAATCTTTAGAAGAGCCGCAGTTCAACAAATCCAACAAATGCTTCGTGAGAATGAAAGATTCAAACGAAGATATCTATACGCTCAGTTGGGGTAACGATTATGTGTATCATAGGTGCGGGTAAATATTCTAATAGCAACTGTCTTGTTAAAGTACGAGATCGGAACTATGTACCAGCGATCAAGATCATTCGTGAGTTAGTCAATGGGGTAGAGGTTGCTTATCTTTATGATATTGATACCGACTGGTCTGAGGGTGTTAATGAATATGGAATTGGAGTTGTTTCTTCCGCACTACGAGTCATTGATGACGAAGTAGTGAAAAAAGAAAAGTCAAGAGCAGATGATGGTATTCGTATTCGCAAGATACTCGCACATGATAATGTATCATGTGCTGTGAATGAGGCTGTTCGTAATGGTATGTCGGGACACTGCTTTATTTCAGACCCAAACCAAATCATTACTTTTGAACCACAACCAGAAGATGGAAATCACTGGATCAAGTTTCTTGATCTAAAGAATAAAGAAATCGCTATCCGTACCAATCATGGAGTAGACACAAAAGGTACAGGATACACAAAAGGCCCAGACTTTGTTTCTTCAAAGTATAGACATCAACAAGCTAAAAGATGGTTAAGTCAATGTAAAAATAAAAATGACATTGCACTAAGCCTTACTAGAAGAAGGCTCAAAGACTACAAGAACCCGAACAATATGATTCGTGACCTTGATGATGGAATGATGACCACATCACTAGCAGTTATTGACTCTAGTGAGTGTTGTATGAAAACCTACTTGATTCCAGGTAAAGTGGATTTCTGTGGCATTGAAAACAGACTACCTAAAGGATATAAACCAAAGGTAAAACTAGAGTTCTACGAATATTACAACTGGAACCGAAGAAGTCCTTCTGTAAGACTCCTTGAGAACAAAGATCTTAACTCTCTAAGGGTCTTTGTCTATGGTTCACTTATGGGAGATATTCCCTACCCAGAACTTTTGATCTCAAAGACTGTGGCGACAAACAAATCTTACAGTCGTAAGTTCAACAGATACAGCGACAATCGTGGACACTATGTATGTGGCACTGTGCCTGGTGGATCTATGGAAGGACTATTGCTTCAATATCCTATGAGTGTAGCGTCAAAAGTTCTAAAAAAGATGGATCAGAGAGAAGGTTATCGTGCTGATCGTGATGAAGAGATCAACTCTTATTTAAGAGTTCCTGTTCGTGTATACACAGACAAAGTCCCTGATGGTGTCCGATCTGTGATCTACATTACAAATGAAAGCGGAACTGGATACAATGGTGAGTTTTCTATAAGGGAGATGGCTAAAAATCTTATCAAAGGTAAAGGTCATAAGTATCTCAAAGATATAGTAAATGCCCTTGATGATAACGGGTGTGTTGACGATTACCTCAACTCTCTATATGCAAAGTGTCTTGAATACAAAGAAAAAGGTATTGAACAAGTTGAAGATCAACTTGGATTGAAATAGGAGTTAAAATGTTCTCATATCTTCTTGGTATTATTAGTGTATGTGTACCGCTATTTTT